CTAGTGAAGCACTTGATCGTGCTTCGACATTTGACTTGCGTGTTATGGAAATTGCCAACAGGTATGCAGCCAGAAAGCAAACACTAGCACAAGGAAAAACACCAACACCCAGCAGACCTAAATTGACACAGCAGCAAATGAGAGCGATGATAGAAAACAGCCGCAATAATCCTAGACAGATGAAACGGCACAAGGAGCGAAAAAATGAAAGTCAATGACAAGATGACTCCAAGTCTTAAAAAACTGGAGAAAAACTTACAAACAGTTCCAAAAAAAGCCTATAACTATTGGGTAAGTAAAACACCAAAACGCTCAGGTAATGCTAGACGCAGAACCAGTCTTAAGGATTCTACCATTGTTGCCGATTATGGCTATGCTCAGCGTCTTGATCAAGGTTGGAGTAGTCAAGCCAGAAACGGTATGTCAAAACCAACTATTGATTTTGTTAAAAAACTAATCAAAAGCATGATGAGGAAATAAAATGGCTGACTTAAAATATACCGCAACTGTCGATACCAGTCAAGGCGTTAGGAATCTACAGAATCTACAGAATCAAACATCTAAAACCAACAGTGCCTTTTCAGGATTACAAAAAGGACTGGTTGCATTAGGAGCAGGAGCAGCACTGGGTGGCTTTACCTTGGCTGTTCGTTCTGCTATGAAAAGTGTTGATGATCTGGCAAAAAGTGCTCGTGCTTTAGGCATGAGTTCTGCCAGTTTTCAGGCACTGGCTAGAAGTGCTGATCTTGCTGGTGTTAGTTCACAGCAATTGAGTGCAACTGTTCAAAGACTACAGGTCAATTTAGGTCAAGGATTAGCAAGGGGCACTGGCCCTGCTGTTGATGCTATAAACATGCTGGGGTTAAGTTTAAGTGAAATAGCACAGTTGCCTACAGATCAACAAATAGAAAAAATTACAGAAGCATTAAAAGGTGTTGAAAATCCAGCACAGAGAAGTGCCTTAGCAGTTGAACTGTTGGGTCGTCAAGGTCCAAGAATGTTAGAAGCCGCTGACAATATGGCAAGGCTTAAAAGTGAAACTGAAGCTTTGGGGCTGTCATTGACTAATGTTGATACAGCAGGAATTGAAGCAGCCAATGATGCCATAAGTGAATTGGTGTTTATTTTTCAAAGCACACTTCAGGCCATTGCTGCTGAATTAGCCCCATATATCACAGCTATTGCCAATGCTATCAAAAACAGTGTGCTTGAAAGTGGAAATTTTGCCAGAGTTTGGATAGACAATATCATACCTGCTATTAGAGTAGCAACAAATGCTGTTGTTATATTTGCTTCAGTTCTTATTTCAGGTAAAATTGTTGCAGCATTAGGAAGTATAGTTTCGACTATTATACTAATAGGCAGAGCAATTGCCACCGCTACTACACTTATGACATTTTTTAATACTGTAGTAGGTAAGAATCCGATTATTAAATTAATAGGTTTGGTTTTAGGTCTAGCATCAGCACTTGGAGTTGTGTTTGGCATAGTAGATCCTTTATTTGAAGAATTGAATGCCGAGGCTGCAAAACTAACAGAAGAATTAGAAAAACAACAAGCAGAGATAGAAGGTATTGGATCAAGTTCACAAAATCTATTAGCACCAGCTAAACAGCATCGTGATGAAATAACCAAAACTGTTGAACAATATCGAAAGATCGGTGAGGAATATCGCAAAAACTTTGAATTCCAAACTAGAACATTAGGTCTAACAGAAGAACAACGAGTTGCTGCCGGAGAAGAGAATACTTTTCTAGATGTACTAGAGACAGATTGGTATAATGATGCAATAAAAGCAGCCATAGCAGAAGTCACTGCTGAATACGAAAAGCAATTACCATTGGTAGAACAAATGGTTGCTGCCAGACAACAAGAATTACGTATAGTTGAAGCACAGCAGAATCTAGAACAGGCTAGAGAAGCCACAGTCAGTTTCATTGAAAAACTAAATGATGGTATTGATCAAGCAGAAAGTGGACTTCAATCTCTCAATATGAACAAACTGGATCGCCAGTTGTTTGATATTAGAAATCGTTTAGGTAGAGATCTCACAGTTCAAGTAAGAAGACTACAGTCATTGATGACAGCCACAAATGCTGGCGACATTCAGAATGAAATACAACGCATCACAATTGCCACAGACCAAGCCATTGCTGAACAAGAAAGATTGGCAAAATTAAGTTACGCTCATCAGAGAACATTTTCTTTTGGTTGGAAACAGGCATTTGAAGACTATGCTGATGCTGCCACTAACTCAGCTGAACTTGCTGGTCGTGTTTTCAAACAGACCATGCAGGGCATGGAAGACATGATTGTTGATTTCGTCAAGACTGGTAAGTTTGAGTGGAAGAACTTTGTGTCAATGATGTTGGAAGAACTGTTGCGGGCACAGATCCGACAGATATTTGCACAGTTATTGGGCAGTATGAATACAGACATTGGCAGTGCTGCAGAAGCTATAGGTGGTAGTGGCAGTGGTGCAGATGGAAGCATAGCAGATCAAATTGCAGGTGGTATGGGAGGTGCTGTCAGTCAAGGACTAGGCATAACTGCCAACAATCCTGTTTATGTATGGGTTGTCAATTGGGGTGCAGGAGCTACAGATAGTGGAATACAAGCTGGGCCAACAAGTCCATTGACAATTGGCAGCAGTTTTGGTGTTGGATCAATGGGTGTTAATCCTATTCAGAAACAATTGACAGAATCCATGGGCAATATGCTAATAGGTTCAGGAATAGGTAGTCCTTCTACCAGCATTACTGCTGGAGCTTCTGGTGGTGGTGGCAGCTGGTTTGATCAGGCGATTTCAGGAATATCAGATTTCTTTGCAGGAGAACCCAATCAACCAGGTGGTATATTTGGCAGTGGCAGTGGTGGTATATTCGGTGGCAGTGGATCAGGTGGTAGTGGCAGTGGAATGGTAAGTTTAGACGATCCAATTTGGGATGATTTTGTATCCAGTGGTGCTGCCGGTGGAGCAGGTAGAACATCTAGTGATTGGTTTGTTGATTCAAGTGGCGGGACCTCGGTTGCATATCCAATAACAGATGCTGGACGTCGTGCTGCTGAACAGGGATTCAGTCCAATTGGTGAATTTGGCGGATTCTTTGCCAATGGTGGCATGTTAGGTGCAGGCAAGTGGGGTATTGCTGGAGAAGCAGGACCAGAATTAATCACAGGACCAGCACAGATAACACCAATGGATCAATTTGGTGGATCAACCAATGTTACCTATAATATCAATGCTGTAGATGCCCGCAGTTTCAAAGAAATGTTGGCACAGGATCCAGGTTATTTGTATGGACTTACATTACAAGGCAGCCGTGGCGTGCCGGTTAGGAGATAAAAGTGAGTTTTCAATTTATTATAGATCGTGCTGAACAGTTAAGTATCAATCGTAAAAAGATGGTGGCAACTACCACAGCACGAGATGGACAGGTAAGAGCAGTGTCAAGAGGCGATCAACCTAATCGTATAACAGTCACTTTGCCCAATGGTATTCCTTGGACTGAACTAAAAACAAGTATAGAGGCTGCAGAAGCATTGGACCGTATATCAACTGCCACTATTACCATACCATATGTAAAGTTTCCATGGTATTATGGTGATGTGGATCCTGGAACAGACGAAAGTTATACAGTGCGTTGCATACAGTTTCCAGAGTGGACAATATTTGCTCGTAATCAAGTTGACAATTGACACAGACTGCTGTTCAAAGCAATCTATTCATACGCATTGAAATAGATGAATATAGAACAACACCAACAGCAGCTTACACACAAGAAGTATTGAGATTCAGTGACCTAAATGAAAACTTTGTTATCAATAGTGAAACTTACCTAGGTCTAGGCAACTTTATGAACATCAGTTCAAGTCGCAGTGAAATACGTGCTTCTGGTGGTGAACTGACCATTGGCATAGCTGGTATTCCCAACTCAGCCATAGCAGAAATTGTCAACAGCAAGATCAAAGGTTCACCGGTCAGAGTCTATCGTGCTTTGTTTGATCCAATCTCAGGCAATTTATTGAATCTAGGTAGTGTGTCAAATCCCCTTGGACGCTATAGAGGTTTTGTCAATAACTATAGTCTAACAGAAGAGTGGAATCCAGACACAAGAACCAGCAGCAACACTATCACATTGGTATGTTCCAGTAGTGTAGATGTGCTTGAGCGTAAAACAACAGGACGTAAAACCAATCCAGCAAGTATGAAAAAGTATTTCCCCAATGATGTCAGTTTTGATCGTGTGCCAGCATTGGAAAATGCCACATTTGACTTTGGAGTGCCCAAGCGATGAGCTTTTTAGATAGTATATTAGATGTAGGCAGTGCAGCATGGAGTGGACTAACAGGTCCAGGTGTTGCCAGTGGTATTGCTCGTGCTGGTATATTGGCAGTAATGTTGCGTGAAGTTACCAACAGCATCAATGATGAAAATGAACAAACAGACCAAGCACAGAGCCAAAAGGCTGATTATGGTGTAAGAGAACAAGTTGATCCTGACACAGAGTCGTCAATACCTGTTGTCTATGGACAGGCATTCCTAGGTGGTAATATCACTGATGCTGTTCTAACCAACAACAATCAAACCATGTGGTATTGCATAACACTGTGTGAGCAAACAGGAACAAAATTAAGTGATGAACAAGCCAGTGCTATAGAGTTTCAAGAAGTCTATTGGAATCGCAACAGAATAATATTTCAACCTGATGGCATCACAGCGGCAGCATTTGTTGATGAAGATGGTGTTTCAAGTGACAGCATCAATGGACTTATCAAATTTTACCCATTTAGTGGCAACAGCACAGAACCAGTGAATTTTAGGGGTGAGACAAATGGCAATGGCACAGCTGCCTATAACCTTTTCCCTAACTGGACTAGTAACCACATGATGAATGAACTGGCATTTTGCTTGGTGCGTGTAGACTACTCAGCAGAAAAGTCTGTGACTGGACTGGGCACAATGGAATTCAAACTGAACAATTCAATGACCTTAACAGGTGATTGCTTGTATGATTACATGACCAACACACGCTATGGTGCTGGCATAGTGGCAGAGGAGATCAACGCAGAATGAAAAGTTTAGCTTATCTAAATGGTTATGCAGGGCAATCACTCAATGTCACTGATTCTAGACCAGCTGCTGTGATCTTTTTTGGTGCTACTCCTGTTGAGATTATATCACAAGTTCAATCACAGAAGATGACATTACCACAGCCTGTTCTTGCAGAAGAAATAATCAACTACCAAACTGCTGGATTAACATTGACATTTACAGTCAAAACATCAGGCACGGCGATCTCAGGAACAAGTTTCAGCTTTCCAAGTGGTTTCACAGTGCCTGCAGGTATAAATGTCAGTAACATAGCAGACAATAGAATCCAAATATCAGGATTCTCGACAGCAGAACAGTTTAATCAATTTGAAAGTGTCATTTGGAACTTGCCCAGCGACTATGATGATTATGGAACATGGTGGATAGAAACCAGTATTGTTTGGTTTGATGGTGCCAGTAGTTCTTCACAGAATATAACTTGGGATACCTATGATCCTGCCTACTACTTCTTGAGCCAGATGTCCAGCCAGTTCAACACTACATTGATACCAAATGCAATCCGATTTGGTAGTGCTGGTTTAAATTCACAGTTCAATGTCACAGTTCCGTTCTTTGTTACCTATGATCAAGAAATTGATCCCATGGATGCAGAGTTCTCGACTACACCTGTAATAACCAGAATCAAACAATTGTTTATTGATAACATGCCCAGTGCATTTACACTGCCTGATGTAGAAAAAACTAGAGTTAGATTTTTTGACAGTGATATCAATGATGCATTCAATGCCAGTATAAGTGCTAATCTATCACCAGCAGGTGCATTTGTATTTACAGATACACAATTTACAGTTGTTGCAGATGTCAATTATACCAGCGAAACAGTAAGATTCTTTAATATGCAGTCACTTGTGGAAACAGACAACACAAGGCTGCGTCATGCTTTTGACACAGTTGAAATTGACAGTGAATTTACTAGTGATATTGATGGAGATGTAGCAAGATTGTTTAACGCTGATATACAATCAGATTCTACTATACAAACTGAATCAGGACGTATTAGATTTATTTCATCTACTTTAAATTCAGAAATTACTCAAATATCAGATGCCGTTAAAACAGCCAGTGGTGTGTCAAATATTTCAAGTTCTTTTGGAATCAACATTGATGCTGTTAAAACAGCTAGTGGTGTGACATTAATTGAAAGCGAAATTAGCACACAAACAATTCCATTAAGAATAAAACCACTATCTTCAACTGTTTCAAGTGAATTTTCATTACAAGTTCCTGAAATTAACATACCATTAATAATCGAGGCTTTGCCTATATATTCAACAGAAGTGTTTGATTATCGATTGAGATTTGGTATCAGTGGTCCTCTTGATATTAAGGTTGAATGGGGAGACGGCACTTTTGAAACATACAGTTTATCTGATCCGTTTGGTAGTATAGCTATCGATAAAACATTTCCAAATGACCAAAAAAGAACAGTATCGATTTCAGGAACAGCAAGAGGATTTACAGGAACTGTTGGAAATGATGGCATAATTACAGCAGTT